AACTGTCGGTGCGATACGATCAGCGTTCCCCCCGACTTCGAGGTGACTGAGGACGGGCGACTGCGTAAGCGTAAGGCGTGATACAATGAGCCACACACACGAGAGGAGTTGATCAAGTGATCTTTCAAAACTTCGTCCGCGCGTTCCTGAAGGCTGCGGGACATCGATACATCAAGCGCATCCCATACAACACGCCGAGGGGGAGACGCTACCGTTACATCTACCGGACCACGTCGACACACCAAGGCCGCCACGCGTTCGACGCTGAGCACCTCGTCGAGGGTACGAAATTCGCGTTGCATGGTGAGGGGGAGAGCGAGTTCCACGGACACATCACCGCCGTGAATGGAGACATGATCAAATACGTGATCGACGACGGACCGCGTAAAGGCGAAGAGGTGACGACGTCGCGACAGAGGCTCGTCGATGAGCTTAACTTGGTGCATGGTGTACAGGACAAGCTCACCGCCGAGCGCGCTAAAGTGAAGGCAGCGATCGCGGAAGCGAGGCGCGCGGGACACACGGGAGTCGTTCGTCGCCTCGAGCGTCGTCTGCGCGCTCTGGGTGGCGAGCCCGAAGCTCAACCCACCGAGCCTAGAGCGTCGGGTGTCGCGGATTTGATAGAGGCGCACCGCGTCGGACTACTAGAGCGCGCTGGCGCGTTGAAAGAGCAGTGGGGCGCGTTAGACAGGCAAGCAGATAAAGAGGAGATCGCGCGCCTACGAGACGAAGAGGGCGCGCTACGAGGCGCGGCGCTACTCGCTGCGCGCGCGCAGAGAGACGGCGTTGACGGCTTCGGGGCTGAGCTCCAAAAGTTGATCGATAGGATCCAGGCGTCGATTGAACGTAGCGACGACGCTGAGCACAAGGCGCGATTAACGCGAGACCTCGAGCAACGGCGGCAGCTCCTCGCCATCGTTGAGGGCGCGAAGCCCGAAGCGCAACCCGCCGAGCCAGAGCCCGAAGCGCAACCCGCCGAGCCTGCGGAGCGGGAAGCGGAGAACGTGGGCGGGCTATCCGACGAGGAGGTCAAGGAGATGGACGACGCGGTCGACCGCTTCCGCTTCACGCCCGAAGAGATCCAGAACATGAGCCTCGACGAGCTGAAGGAAACCTACGAGACAATGTGGAAGGTGGTCTACGCCCATCGAAACAAAAGCAGCAAGACACCAGAGTATCAACGTCTACATGAGGCGATCGAGGGGGCTCGGGCCATAGCTGACGCGGATAGGGACCTCCCTAGAACAGATGTGCACGCAGCGGAGGACGCGCTGAGCGCGTTTGAGGAGCGATACACAGAGCGATACGTCACCCCCTTACGATCGCTCATTAAGCCGATTGACGAGCGTCTCACGCGTTTACAGAGGAACAAGCGAGCACGCGAGAGGCGCGCTGAAAAGAAACAACGCACGCAAGCGCAAGCAGAGCGACAAGCACGACGCGAGGAGCGAGAGCGTAAAAAGCGCGAGGAGCAAGCGCGCATCGACGAAGCGACCGCTCGCCGTATGCTCACGCAAGATGAAGCGCGCGAGATGCAAGGTCTCGCTCGCAGATACTCGGAGGCGCAACCCGCCGAGCCTACGGAGAGCGTCGAGCCGAGCGAGGACAACTTCGAGACGATGCCCGAAGCGGAGCCCGAAGCGCAAAACGACGAGCCCACACCCGAAGAGATCGCAGAGATCAACCGTCGCGCGGGGGAGAGATTGGCGAGGGACCGCGCAGAGAGACAGGAGAGAGAGCGAGCGCGCGTCCGCGAGCGGAGTTTTCACAAGCTCCCATCGCACGACGACGCGAGGGATAACCACCTCATCGACAACACGCGGAACCTGAGAGGGGCGCGCGACACCCGTGAGCGGTTGCGAGGCGCTGATCCTAAAGCCGTATCTAAGGCGATCGACGCGCCGATCCCCATCGACGGAAGCGTTAAGCGTTATCCGTTGCCTAACGATGGGGGGCTCGCGGTCCGTGTGTCCGGCGCGGGGCTCTCTTATCAATTCCGCTTCCCCGACGGTACTGTCTCCGACGAGCATACGCTCGCTGTTGATCTCAGTAAGATGAACGAGAAAGCGTCGATTAAGATCGCACAGGGTCTCGCAGCGTCATATTACGGAGGCGTAAACGACAAGGGCGAGCCTCGTTACTTCACACCTGCAACACAGACCGACGCGGAGTTACGGCGCACAACGCTCGCGGACGTCGCGCGCCTAAACAAAGCGGAGCGTGACTTCGACGGGTTCTCAGAGCTAACGGAAGAGACGCGCGTACAACGGGACGCACTCGACCCGATCACTCCACGCTCCGACGAGATCAACAGCCTCGAGGATATTGACAAAAAGACTCTGGCGATGTTGAAGCGAATCCGCTCGAAGGATAAAACGCGGGCTTCGATGCGTCAGGCTGCGCGTCAGGGTGATGGGATTTTCGCGACCGACGGACATCGCATCTTTTACCGTCGCGGGATGAATTTCGGTGAGGACCGTAAGCCTGTCGCCATCGACGACAAGGCGACGAAGGACGAGCTCGACCAGCGCCCCCCCAATTACGCGACGATCGTGAGTGGGGTTGAGCGGGATAATGTACACGCGGGGACGATGAGCAAAGAGACGGCGAAGCAGCTCGCGCGCGCTCTCAAGATCTCTGAGGGTAAGAAGATAAACGAGAGCCTCGTGATCCGCGCGGACCGTGAGGATTCGACGCTTACATTCATACACAAGGGGCGCGAGATCGCGAAGATCCCTAAAGCGGACGATATGGTCGAGGGAGACTTCGTCGTCTCGGCTGATTACTTCCACGACGCGTTGAGGGACGGGGGCGCGGTCTCCGTCCACCTCTCGCCCGAGAACCCTAAAGCGCAGTACAACCCGATTCGCCTCACCACGATGTCGGGCTCTCATGTCATTATGCCGATGCGGAACCCGTAACAGGAGTCTACGATGCCATACACCAACGAACACGCAGCGCGACAGACGGACCCCGCGCAGTACGACGACTTTCGTCGCTTCACTCCATCCAACGCGGACGGCGTCTCGATGATCCTCGGGATCAAGGACGACCGAAGCGAGATCCAGAGCGTCCGCGCGGACGCTGACAAGCTCACGCCGTCGCAGTTCCGCGAGTGGCTCGAGGAGCATGACCTCGACGCGTCCACGTTAGAGGAGGCGACGCGCAAGTCGTTCGACGCGTTCTCGCGTTGGGTGCCTCTGGAGCTCGACCCTATGAGCAAGGGACAAGGCGAGGACGACGCCCCCTCGAAGGCGATGATCGGCGGGATCTGCTCGACGCGCGACATGGACCTCGAGGGCGAGACGATCGAGCAAGACGGGCTCGAGTGGGATTATTTTCTCGCGAACGGGTGGTTCAATCACGAGCACCAACAAGGCGCGGGGGCGGTCCTCGGGCATCCGGTGAAGATTGAGCAGGTGGATGACGATCGCACGCGCGTCGAGGGTGTCTTGTACTTAGACAAGCAGCTCGGGCGCGACGTGTACGAGACCGCCGTCGCGATGAAGAAAGCGGGGGGCGACCGCTCCCTCGGCTTCAGCGTCGAGGGCCAGGTGCTACTACGCGACCCCCTCAAGCCGAAGCGCGTCCTCAAGGCGCGCGTGCTCAACGTGGCGATAACCGCGATGCCGATCAACCCGCACACGAACCTCGAGCTCATCGCGCGCTCGATGGGCGCGTCGATCGGGTATCAGGAGCCCGTGATCCCTGACGCCGACGCAGCGATGAGCGCGCTCGTACAGCAGAGCCTCGACCGCAAGATCAGCTCCGCGACCTACGGAGACGAGCCTCGCGTGTACACGCGCGACGAGGTTAAGGCACTCTTACGAGGCAAGCTCGGCGCAGCGGATCGAGAGCTCGACGAGCTCGTCGACAAGCTCATGAAACTCGCAAAAAACAACACCGGCGCGAAACTGTGATACACTCACAACGACACACCGCAACGAGAGCAGACGAGGAGATACAGATGCTCGATACTAAAACTGACGACGTCGTATCAGCCGACGCATTAACGGAGGCGCTCGACGCGCTCTCGAAGGCGATGCGTAAGGATGACGACGAGATGAAGCGCGACGACGATCGCCAGATCAACCTCTTCGACGATGACGAGATCCTCGAGGACGAGGGCGATATGCCCGCGGACGACGAGATCGTCATCGAGGAAGAGGACGAGATGGACAAGGGCCAGATGTACGCCGACGCGATCAAGGCGCTCGCTGAGAATAGCGACCGCGTGATCGGCGACATGGAGAAGCGCCTCGACGCTGTTATGAAGGCGCTCGACGCCATGATGACCGAGATGAAGGCGATGCAGGGCGACCGCGCTGAGATGTCGAAGAGCTTGAACACGCTCCTCGCTCAGCCCAACGCACCCCGCGCCGTCGTCTCTGCGCCCGTCGCACCCGTCGCACAGGCACCCGCTACCCCCACGAGGGGGGACGTGATTCGTAAGGGCTTAACGATGCTCCGCGACGACGCGGACAAGCTCACCAACACGCAGCGCGGACAGATCCGCAACGCGATCGCACAACTCGAGGCGGGCGTTCCTGTGTCCGCTGTATCTCACATCATCGACGCAGAGTAAGAGGTCGTCATGTATTCATTTCCAGAAGCTAACCAGCTCGTAAATATCGCGGACCTCGCTCAGCTTAACAGCGCGCTCCGTAAGTCAGCAGACGCGGGATACCAGACTCCCGCGGGTACTAGTGGCGGCGACGCGGGCTCTCTGAGCCCCCTCGTCCCACAGAGCATCGAGAACACTCTCAGCTCTGCGACGTACACGATGAAGGAGCTCGCGCTGTGGCCCGCGATCCCGAAGGTCAGCGCGACTAACACCGTCCACGAGTACAGCGTGATCAACGATCACGGTCTCGATCTCGAGCCGTTCATCGCAGAGGGTAGCGCAGGCACTACTAACCGCTCTGAGTACGAGCGCAAGTCGGTCCGCGTTAAGTATCTCGCAGAGCGTCGCGAGGTGACTGACGTCGGCTCGCTCGTCGGTCTCATCGGCAACAACGCGAACGCGATCGCGCAGGAGACCGAGCGAGGGACTCTGCGTCTTATGCAGAAGCTCGAGCGCTCACTCTGGCACGCGAAGGAGAGCGTTAACCCTCTCGCGTTCGACGGCATCATCGAGCAGATCGAGTCGCACAACAGCGGCGCGAACACGTTCGATCTTCGCGGTAAGAGCCCGACTCCTCGCCTCCTCCAAGAGGTGCTCTCAGAGGTGCAGAGCGCTCCGCGATTCGGTCGCCCCGACTGCATCTACGTCGAGCCACGCATCCACGCGGAGCTCATCAAGTTCGCGGTTCAGTTCGGTCGTCACGATCAATTCGCGTCTCTCCGCGCTGCGGACGGTTTGACTTATGGCGTTCAGGAGCTCAACATCATGAGCCCCTATGGACCCGTCCCCGTCAAGAGCGCGCCGTTCTTGTTCAACGCGTACAGCGCCCCCGCGTCTGCGAGCTCTAACGCTGCGCCCGCTGGTCCCACGATCTCAAGCGTAGCAGCTGCGGGAACCGCGGGAAGCTTCACCGGTGACGACGCGGGCTTCTACGGTTACAAGGTGGTCGC